GTGTTAGCATATCTGGTATCTTGTAAACGTCTAATTAATGCTTTACTTGTTTCGTTCATAATTTTTGCCTTTTTTCGATAAGTTCTAAAATTTGAGGGTCATCAACTTGATCCCCATAAGGGGCAAAAAGTGCTCGTGGCCGGCTTACAACATTTTTTGTTGGCTCGGTAACGTAATACATAGCCAGACTGCGTCGAATGACCCCAGGTGGACATGTTAAATTTTTGGGTAACCCATGCCAACTATTTTGTGTGGTATCAAACAAAACTGCTCTATTAAATTGATTTTCTACAGTATTAATACAGGTCAACGGTCGATTGGTTGCAGGGTCGTGACTCCAAAGTTCGAGGCCACCTCCCCACTGTGGATTCCAGTCTGGAGTTAAATAAATGATCAGATTAAAATGACGTTCTAAGTTTAGCTTAGGATGAATACTGTAATCTAGATGGATATTTAATTTTCCACTATTGGCGTGTGCATGCCAACCACCACCATGAAGGCCAATATCGGCGTAGACTCGACCATGCCCGGTAATCTGTTCAATTACCTGCTCAAACTCTGTACTGCAAAAAAAATTAAAAACTTGGTAGGTAGTTGGCGGAAACCTTAGCCAATGATCGCAGGCTTTTTTATTTTCTAGTGGATTATTATAATAAACATTCCAAACATCGCTATTGTAATCAGGAAACTCTCTCAACAATTGTTGAGCAACATCATTTTGAAAAAAGTTGTCAAGAACGATGTGCCTAAAAGGTTGAGCCTGCTGAAATTCAGGGCTTAAACTTTGCCAATCTCGATCATTGATAAATTTCATTGTTAGTCTTTAACAGGTGCACCGTTTGGACCAATATTTCCGCATACCCCAACAGCATCTTTTTCGATAATTTTATTGTGGTCTAAAAATTTATAGAGCATGTGTTCAATGTCGCAGTATCCACCTGCAAGTATGCGTTGTTCCATATACTGTAGTCCTTGATTATAAACTTCTAGTATTTCATTGGTCAATGACATTGGCCAACTCCATAGTCGACTCATGAATTGCTTTTCAACTAGTGTAAGATTATATGGAAACTGACTATTTCGTCTATGGCTGACCACAATGTGGCTTTGAACACTGTACTGTTCATAATAACCAATGTCAAACTCATCACTTAGAGTATAACGGCCGCTCATTTTAAAAATACGTTGAACATTGTGTAATAAATCTGTGTGTTCAACTATTTGACCAAGGCCCCGAGAAAAACACATTACCTCAGTGATATTTTTTACAATGTCCCAGTTGTCGGTACTATTAAAAAGTTCTACTACCGAAGGATCATTATTGAAATTCAAAATGTAATCGGTCGCATTGGTCAATCGATCAGTTTGATCTTGAGTTAGGGGAATAGCTCCCATTTCAACAAGAATTATTTTTGCACCAGGAACTCGATCTCTAATACTTTGAATAGTATCTAGAGTTTGTGCCAATCGTTGTTCGCTATTAAAGATTCCAAATTTAGTATTAATGGCACTAGAAACCATAAAAGCATATTGATTCATGTTTGATACCTTGAGCTTGTATTTAATTACTAAAATATCTGCGTCTAATTATTTCTTCAATAAATATTTTCGAGGACGCTTATGACCGCATTGTTTTCCCCCGAACTTCAAATCGAACAAATTAAAAATCATTTTCAACTAGAAAATTTTATTGAAACAGGTTGCTATCAAGGCGACGGTCTTAATTTTGCTCGAGACATTGGGTTTCAGCATTTATACAGTTGCGACATTAACAAAGAATATGTCGATCTTTGTTTAAAGAGAATTAATTCAGCTACTATTCGTCATCAAACTAGTACTGAATTTCTCAAAGATATTTTACCAACAATTAATGGAACCTCATTGTTCTGGTTAGACGCACACTACCCGACTTATTATGGATTAGAAGATGAGAACGAATTGACTAAGTTTCCTTTACTGGAAGAAGTCCAGCTGGTTATCGATCTCAAAAAAAATTATCATCGAGATGTATTTGTTCTCGATGATCTACGTGTAATGTTACCAGAGAATAACCCTTTTTATAATCCAGGTATTGGTTCTCAATTCATGGTAAATCGTAGCATTGACGATTTCGTGCAACTACTAGGTCCAACACACGATTACTATTTTGTGTATGTGGACACAGGTAACATTATTTTTGTGCCGAAGAATTAATTTGTTGATGTAGTGTTTGCCTCTAAATGTTCTCTAAGAACCTTTAGTGTTTTACGGCTTGTATCGTAAACATATTCCTTGGTTTCGTCTTCGGTAGTAATAACTAAAATAAAACCATTGGCAGCTCGACGGATTTCAATTGATTCAAACATGATGTTTCCTTTTAAATAAACAACGCAATTACAGTTGCGGAAATTAATGCTACTACAGCAACAATCTTAAAGATTGATGAACTTTTGACTTCTAGTATAGGAGAATCAGAATTCCAACGCTGTTGCCATTGAGCAGGTTCAATGGTATAGTAGCCTTCAACAAAGTAGCATTCGCTAAGAGAACGTGGGGTTCGCAGATGACTGGGCTTCATTACTGTCCTATAAAGGTTGTTGACACAGAATTAACTGTAGCATTAACCCAAGGACAAGTCAAATAAAACGGTTAAATTGTCAACGACGTTGACGCCCGATGTCGCCCGTTTTTGATTTTTCGGATTTCGGATTAACTATTTCTGGGCGTTTACCCGAAACTACACTAGGTACTTCAGTAGCAGGAGCAGCAGCCTGAAAAACTGGATCGGTGGAGCGATCGTCATCAACATCTCGCGCACCATTTCGAAGAATCTTAAATGTAAAGTTACCCTTGATACCTGTGCTATAGTAAGTCTTGCTGGCACTAAACTTAACACCAGTCACAGTCTTGCTAGGCCAAACTGTGTTAAAAGAATTAATAATCCATTCGTCGGCAGTTTCTGTTGCCTGAGTATAAACCTGAACTAATGCACCGTTGTTTAGTATTTCACTGGCAGCTTCACTGAAATTGGTGTTTTCATTGACGTGCTGTGCGACCTTGTGTGCTACCGCGGCTATACTATGAAAATAAAGATTTACACTGTCAGGATTGGCAGTGGATCGATTTTTGATTAATTCTTTTAAACGATCACTTATTTCCATTTCTTCAGCTGACGCTAAGGTTGTCGGCGGTATCTTTTTAAAGTTTTGAATATCAGTGGCATCTTCTTGGCCAATAATACCATAACGAACACCCAGTGTCAGCGGAGAACCCGCTTGTCCACCCTGGACTATATCTTTAATTACCTCGATAATCTTGGCATGGCGAGCTACTAGCTCAGGATCTTTTAATTCACTGACTGCATCGAGTAGATTCTTACTACTAGCTTCGGCACCAACTGCACCTTTACTACTGACTTTAATTTTTCGACCATCCGGTGCTACCAGACTACTGTCACTTAGACCTTCAGTTTTATCACTGCCAAAATTTATAACAGTATTAGTAAACCCGCCCGGAGCTAAAAACTTTTCGGCCGCTTCGCCAGCATTGCCTGAATAGTTTCCAACTTGTAATGAAATCGGATGTAACAATTCGCAAAAATAATCTCTAAATGCAGTGAAACTCATTTTGGGATCAGCAGGAATCTTGATAGGCATTTTTTTACCACTGGCCACTGCATGGGCAGCAGCGGACAGAGGACTATCGGCACCAAACTTGTCTTCAATTTGAGCCACTACCTCTTGTGCAGTCAATTCATTCTTTTTAGTGGTTAGCACATCCTGCGGTGTCATACCGGCTTGTGTTTTGGCTGCGGCCTTGCTGTTATATCTAAAGCCAGGAATACCTGTTTGGTTATCCCACTGATTTTGTGTAGGATCGGGTTTTACTGATCGGTATGGCTTTACAAAGGCCAGGTCTTGAGACTTTGGACGACTAAAAATAGCAATACCAAAAGCAAGATCACTTGGGCCAAATTTGCCAATTAGATCCACATAGGCGTTGGGTATTTCGTTAACAATACGTTGTAACTCAGTGGCCATTTCATTAAATGACGAATAGGCTGCACGATCCTGTGGATAAAACTTAACAGTTTTCACATAGATCTTTTCATCAGGATTACTGGTGCTGACAAATTCTTCGCCTGAACGACGAGCTCCTAGACCACGACTTTCGGTTACAATGTTAATTAATTCACGCATAATACATTATTTAGTTTTCGAGCTCTGTAAACCAACAAGCAAGTCTTGATATATTTTTTCTTTGAGTTTACCCAATTCTTGTTCAAAACGATCGCAACTAGAATTGAGCTCAGGATCTGCAGGCATACAATACATGCCGGTAGCAATGCCAACAGCCATTTTTTCTAAACGATCTTTGGTTTGTTGTATGTCTAGTACATCATTACACACACGACTAGAGCGAAAACGATGCCATTGATCTAATAGGGTTTGAGCTCGTATTTGGTTATTAGTCACGTTAGATAGTATAATCTTCCATACCAGCACATTTAAGTCGAACCAAATGTCCTTGCATAAAATTCTTACTTTCCAAACCTTTAAGAATTCCTAAATACTTATTACGCAACAATGCCACACTATTAATTAGTGTTTCGTAATCGATAACTTCGTCTTCGCCGTCTACATATTTTTCTGCGTCTCTACTGGTCAATGCACGATTGTAAGACTCTAAATATTTTTGAAAATGCCGGCGGCGAATTTTGCGTAGTTGAATATTAAGATAGTTAAGCACCGCTTCAATCTCTTGTAGTTGATTGAAACGGTGCTCGGTAATACCAGGCAATGCCGAAATACTTTTTTCAACATGACCAGAAATACGGCATTCTCTCTTAGCCGACTCTAGTTCATTTTCGTAGTAATCGATAAAGTCTGGTATATTTGAGATGTCGCTGACAACTCGGTTGTACCACATTATTCGTCGTAGTCCTCGTCATAGTCATCTTCAGCATCACCGGCGTACTCTTTAAACGCACGGCTTAAATTGCTGTCAGTTCCGCTAAATTCTTTAAGTTCGCCATCGCTTAATAGATCAACCATAACGCTCATTAAATTATCCGCGGCTTCTTGACGATCCTTTTGTGGAATATACTGTTTAAGGATCGTGTAAGTTTCGCTAAGAACATCTACTTCAATGCTCATGTGACTCCTTTTATTAGTTTATTCAACCGTTTCTTCAACAGTTGCTTGACTACTTATGGCATGAGGATTGGATGTAATTTCTTTCATAATAACATCCAAGCAACCATCGTCGTTGCGCTCCCAACCTTTGCGGAACTTCTTGATAACTTCTCCATCTACAGTAGTGTAAACAAGACTGTTACCTTCCTTCTTGAGCATGCCTTTGGCTTCGACAAGATCGGTTAAGCCACTATAAGGATTCATTCCTGTTTCATAGGGAATCTTAACCTGTACGCTTTCAAATGGCTTGGCGTAACGAGTTTTCATGATCTTGCAAGCTGCACGAATACCGCGAACCTCAGAGATCTTATTACCATCGTCGTCTTCTTTGAGCTTGAGCTTTTTCATTGCTACCACAATCGAGCTAGCATAGATAAAGCCCTGCCCTCCTGAAATTTTATCATCAGGATCGAACATGTCTTGGCTGGCATAGGTATGGTTTGTGGCAACCAGACCAATGTTCAAACTACCAAACATGTTAACGCAGTTGCGCACCAGCGCAGTCAGTGCCTTGGGCTTACGGCCCATGTCGCCCTTCATATCGCCTGCTTCAAACTGATTAACATCGGTAGGGGTCAACAACATACCCAGACTGTCCAAAATAAACAAGACTTTAGGACGAGCATCCTCGGGTAATGTTTTGTATTCTTTGACAAATTCTGAAATCATTTTGGCCACATCGTCGATCATGGCCATGTTGAGCTTGAGTAGTTTATCTTCACTGGTATCTACACCCAAGGCCTTGAGCCAGTCTTCGTCGAGAGCGTTTTCACTGTCGATTAGGATAGGATAGATACCTTGTTGTTGTGCGTGGCGAATTAAATTGCCCGAACAAATGTAACTTTTACCTGCACCGGACTCGCCGGCAAATACAGTTACTTTGCCCAAAGGCACACCGCGATTAAAATCACCGCTGATAAGATAGTTAAGAGCATAGTTACCAGTGCTAACCCAGTCGGTAGGATCATTAAATCCTACGCTTAGGCCTTCAATGCTCTTTGTAATGTTTTTACGAAATTTTGATAAGTCAAAAGGTTTGGCCATTATTATTCTCCTTAGAGGCAAGAACTCCTGCCTGTTTAATTATAACAAGGCAGGAGTTGAGTTTACAACTTATTTCTGACGATTACGAATCATTGCCAGAATATCTTCAGCTCGCTGACTAGAAGATTTATTTTCTGACGGTGCAACTACTGGTGAAGTAGGTGCGGGTTCATCGTCCTCATCAGAGTCTGTCCACGGAGGAGTTTCCGTCTTAGGAGCAGACTTGGACACTACAGCCGCCTCAGCTACTGCTACAGCCTCAGCCATGGCCGTGTCATTGCTAACATTGCTACTAAGATTTAAACCCGAAGGCTTAAAGTATTGACCCCAACGATCGGGATCATATTCTTCGCCATTAACGCTGGCTTCGAACATCTCCTTGATGACCTTGAGTTCAACATCAGTTGGCTTCTTGGGCAAGAATTCTGCCAAATTGAATAAACCATGTTGGTCAATTGCGGCACGTTCAATGGCAGTCAATGACGACTCTTTACGTGCCCATTTACTGGTACTGTAGTCACTGTATCCACCTTTGCTAGTTTTAGTAACAGTGAAATCCAAGCCAGCGTCAAAGTCAGTCGGAAGACTCTCAAGTTCAGGATCCATAAGCGCAGCCTTAACAAGGTTAAAAATTTGAGGGCTAATAATGAACCGACGAATGGGATTCTCCGGTGACTTATCATCTGCCAGGGGATTTTCTCGAACAAACCCTTGAAAGAGATAGGACTTCTTCTTCCAATACTTACGTCCCATGTCCTCCAGGCTAGGATCCTTGAACCAAGTACGCACTTCTGCGAGAATTGGGCAAGGTGTTTCTTTTCCATACATTTCCATGCAAGGCACCTGAACCTGAACAGGTCGACTGTCGGATTGGCCTTTGACGCCGCTAAATGGCAATTTGATCATTGCACGTTCGACCCAAAAGAAAGTATTCTTTGAATCGCCGTCGGGTAGGAATCGAATTTTAGCACTGGTGCCTTCGGCAATGTTCCAGTGTGCGTAAATGGCTGACTCGCCATTCATCATTGAACCAGTTGAGCCACGGTTCTCAGCCGCTTGTAGTTTAGCGCGAATTTCTGCCAGGGAAGTTGCCATGATGTTTTCTCCTTAAAATTAAGATGGTCTTTTCTGAGCCTAGATACACTATGCACCTATTTGCTTAGTGTAACACTATTATTTATCAAGTCAAGACAGAAACCACTAATTTTAGGAGAGAAACATCCAAATCATTCAAGTCCGGCTAAACGTCGGAGACCGCTCAATTCTTCGGCTACCGGCGGTTTAGCTGCTGTATCAGCAGATGGCGGTGCTGGTTCTGAACCAGACAACTCTGAATTCATTTTTTCTTGAAACTCGCGAGCCATGTCATTGTAACCGTAATCTTTAAGCCATTTAATGATTACCGGACGAGCATCAGCATCAGGGCCACTGATTTCCTCAAGATCCATAAAGTCATCAAATAAACGATCCGAGCCGATTACATCATATAAGGCACTGGTTGCATTACTAGAGTCGGCCCCTAGTTTAATAGGTTTGCTCATCAAGTCACGAAGTCTTGCCTGTGCCATTTCGGAATTTGGCAACGCCCATTCGCCTTCAGTAATATCTTTTGCCCAGGTATCAAATTCTTTGGTATATTGATTTTCGATGCTCATTTGTTTCTCCTGATAAGCACGATGAACATAAGGCAATGCCTGTGTTAGTCGGTCGTCAAACATTTTTTTAACAAATCTCTCTTTGAGAGATTCAATATCGAATTCGTCTCCTATCGGTGCCATCGGCTTAAAGTTTTCAGCGTAATGCTCATAACCACGACGTCCGCCCATTCTTCTAAGATCGTTGCGCAAGATTTGATATCTTTCAACAGCAGCCTCAACCATGCCCTGTGTTTCAGCATCTTCAAACATTCTGTTACGAGTGCTACGTACAAAGAATGCCAGACTGTTCATTTCTTCAACTATGCCGATGATATGTTGACCAAAATCGTCATGAACCAAGCCACCGTGTGCCAGGTGTTCGGCCATAGCCCGACCTGCACTTAATTTATTGAACGGCATACGGAATCTTTCGCCTTGGTCGGTTTCGATGAACATGGCGTGAATTTTTCTACTACGAGCACCAGGTACTTCTTCGTTGACAGCTTCACTATGACGTACTAATAACCGTACCGGTCCGAATTCTTGAACACTGGTGCGAGTTGTGCCGTATAGTTTACTTTCTGTAACCGAATTAGGAGCATCACTTGAGGTATAAGCCGAACTGTTTTTAGAAATTTGTTTAACATCTCTAATAGTAAGATTATCTCGATTTATGTCCCTAGGATCAAAAGCCATCATATTTCTTTTAGAAAAATAACGTAGGTCTTTGAGAAAATCATACCACTCGTTACGATCAGCATCATCA